GCCGGAGCTCGCCGGTGCGGTCCTGGAACTTGTCCGTCGCCTTGGCATGGGCGACCGCAAGCGCGACGCCTTGGCCGAGCGTCTGGCGCGCGTTGGCCTGCGCTTGTTCACCCGCGGCGCGAAGCCAGCGCGCGAACTCGGATGCGTCGAAGCGGATCTCGATCATTGGGTGCAGTGGCTACTCGCGATACGCTTTCGTATAATTCGCGGGCATGCATCGGTTCTGGAGCAAGGTCGACAAGACAGAACGTGCTGGCTTTGGACTGCGTCTGCGTCGGCTGGCGGCTACGGAAAGTTCGCCATCAAGCGCCGCCTGTACGCCGCTCATCGCGTCGCCTGGGAGTTGACCTACGGCCCGATTCCATCTGGGCAACTGGTTTTGCACCACTGCGACGTACGTGCGTGCGTGCGTCCCGAACACTTGTTCTTGGGGGACTACGAAGCGAACACTCAGGACATGCTTCGCAAGGGTCGCGATCGTGGCTCGTTCAAAGGGAAGACCGGCGCCTCCAATCCGAACGCTGCGCTGACCGAGTCCGACGTTGAAGCGATCCGTCACCTGTACGCAAGCACCAGTCACCTGCGGGCTGGAGATCCGAACCGGATGACGATCGATCGGCTGCGGCGACGCTATGCCGTCGGGCACGCGACGATATTCAACATCGTGCACCGACTCAGTTGGTGTTGAGGCTCGTCAACCGAAATCGGACATGTCCGACCATCGAGAGACGGGCAGATCAGTTCCGGTTGGGCCGCCGAAGATGCTGCCGCCGACCGTGGCGTGGGACATCGCGGTCGGGCTCACCATCTGGAGTGACGAGACGTAGCGCTTCATCTGCTCGACGGCCTGATCGAAGAAGACCGTCCAAGGTTGCTCGCCGAGCGCCTTTGAGATGTCGGGGCGACGACGGACGGAGTACGCGATCCCGAAGTCGAGCGCCGCGAACTTCACCTCGTCCGGACACGTCGCAAGCGGCAACTGCAGGGTGCCGCCGCCGGGCGCCGCCCCTACCTTTCGGAGGAACGAGTCGCACTGCGCCGTGCCGTATGCGATGCAAGCCGCGATCGGGGCTGAGTCGGCGTTCCCATCGCGATCATCGTCATAGGCTGCCTTGACGATCGGCTTCGAGATGGCGTTCTCGAGGTCGGTTTGGTCAAAGTAGCCCACGGGACCTCGCTACGAGCAGTAGGCGCACGTCGCGTGAATCGACATGCGCCCGCACGATCGACAGGTGTATCGCTGACCGCCCCAAGGGCTCACACGAGCAATTGCGCGAATGAGCCTACGGAGCACTGTCACACCCGCGTCAAGCAGACGATCGCGTCGCCGACATCGCACGGCAGCGTCAGCTCGTCGCCGGGCTGGTACGTCTTGCCGTCGCGCTGGAGTGACCCGCACTCCCAGACCTTGTAGGTCGCGTGCGTCGGCTTCGCGGGCGCGGCCGGCTTCGGCGGCTCGGGCGGCGCTGCCTTCGGCGGCTCGGCCTTCGCCTCGAGAGGCGCCGGCTTCGCCGCTTCGTGGTGCTGGAGTTCGGAGACGGCCGGCGGGGGTTTCTTAGCCTCCGCCGGCGCCTCAGTCTCTTGCGGCTTCTTCGCGCTCGCCATCATCCGCCTCAGGCGCTCGTGGCGGCCTTGATGATATAGCCGGCGAAGGATGCGACCGGCTTGAGGTCCTCGCTGACGGCGTTCTTCACGTAGTAGCCGCCGCTCTTGCCCGCCGTGGCATCGAACCACTCGGTCACGACCGGATCGGACTGCTTGCGGAAGAGCGCAGCGAAGGACGCCGTGCGGAGCGACGGGCCGCGTGCGACACGCACGAGGCCGAAGTCGAGGCCCCAGATGCGCGAGTAGCTCGCCGTCTGACCCTCGTTCGCCGTCTGCTTGCGGCTCGAGCCGATGAGGATGCCGGCGAGACCGAAGTACCGCGCGACCGCCTCGGGCGTGAGGAGGCCGTTGATCGTGTACTTCTGGAGATCGAGCAGGTGCTGGTGCCGCGCGAGGCAGTTGAAGACCTCGATCGACGTGAAGCCCCAGATCTCCGTCGCGCCCGGCCCGTTGAAGAGGGCCGCCTTGGCGGTCTGGATGTCCTTGACCGGGTTGCCGCCCGACGCCGAGTCCCACTGGTTCGAGCCAGAGAGCGTCGTCGAGTTGCCCGAGCCGTAGTTGCTCGCCGTCGTGAGAAGGTCCGCGATGCGGACCTCGCGCTTGCGCGCCATGTGCTCCGCGAGGTGCGTGACCATGTCCGCGCGCTCGTTGAACGGCATGTCCTGGTTGTCGATCGTCTCGTTCGAGACGAAGTTCTGGAGCGCGTAGTCCTTCAGCTCGTAGCTTGCACTGTCGCGCGTCTCGCTGATCTCGTTCGCCTGCGAACGCTCGGAGCCGAGGATGTCGCTCGGCGCCTCGAACATCTCACGCTGCGGATAGACAGCGTACTTGTTCGTGCGCTTCTGTACCGGAACGATGCTCACGAGGCGCTCGCCGATATACGCATCGTTCGCGTACGCCTGGGAGAGGTTCGTGAGGTACGTGTCCGAGTGGACGGCGGATGGACCGACGCCCTTGACGTGCACGAACGAGGAGTCGAGACGCTTGCGCTTCTCGTTGTCCTCGAGGTGCTCCATCAGCTTCGCCTGGACGGCATCCCAGCGACGCCCGCGCTCGGTGCGCTGGATCGAGGTGATGTCGTCGTGGCTGGCGATCTTGAGGACCTCGCCGCGGATGCGGATCTTGTCCGGGCCCAGCGTGGGGTCGCTGCCCTTGATGACCTTGGCGCTCATTGTTGTTGCCCTTTCCTCACGCCGCTCCGGAGGCGAACGCCCCGAGCTGCATCTCGACGAAGTCCCCATCGACGCCGCTCTCGAGGAACTGGCCGGCGATGTACTTGACGGTCGTTCCACCGCCGAGCGTCTGGTTCTCGAAGCCGTCAGTGCCCGCGATGGCGAACTCGCCACGCGTAGCGGTGCCGGAGCACTTCACGCGCGCGGTGCCGCCGCCGTTGAGCAGCTGGACCTCGACGCGGCTGGTGCCGGACGAGTTGCCCGTGACGCTCTTGCACGCGATGCCGATGCACTTGCTGTTCGCGACAGCAACATCGACCTCGTCGGCCGCGGACAGGAAGACGCCGACACCTTCGACGATGACGGCGCTCGCCTTGACCTTGTAGCCGGCGAAGGTGCCCTTCCCGGGCTTGTTTCCCGAAGTAGACATGGATGAGTCCCTTTCCGCGGCTCGCGCGTACAGGTCCGATTCGAGTGAAAACGACGCCCTTCGCGGTCGAGTGACCGCGCGCCGACATCGCTAGGCGCGTGACTGTGTCAGTGGAGCGTCAGACGCTCTTCAGCTCGTTCGCGAGATCGTTGATCGTGCCGTCGGTCGCAGCCGGCGGGACGATCTGCGACTCGAGCTGCATGTCCGAACGCTCGGCGACCATCTTCGTGTAGAGATCGGGGTTCGTCTTCTTGAGATCGATGAAGAGAGTCTTCTCCGTCGGCTTGATCTTCTTGCCAACGAGCGCGTCGACCTCCTGCGCGATGAGCAGAGCCTCGGCAGCCTCGCGCTTGGCCTTCTCGGCATCGCGCTCTGCTGCGAGCGTCTTCGTCTGCGCCTCGAAGGCCGCCTTCTCCGTCTCGAGCGCCTTCACGCGTGCGATGTTCTCTGCGAGATCTTTCTCGAGAGTGCGGATGCTCTTCTCGGCATCGGCGAGTTGGGCATCACTGCCGGCCTTGGCGGTGGTCATCTTCGCGAGCGCTTCCTGCAGTTCCTTGAGATCCATGTTGGTCTCCTCAGGCCCGTGCGGGCCGTCGACGTTGTCGGGATTGGGACCCGGCGACGCCGGGTGGACGTGAATGTCCCCGTTGGGATCGAGACGAACGCTTCCGCCGCTCTTGGGGTCGTAGATGACCGTCTCGCCGAGGCTCAGTTGGCGACGCACGTGCGCCGCGGATCGCTCGGCCAGAGCCTTTGCGCGCCTGCGCGCTAGCGCATCGGGGTTCGCCGGCGTCGGCGTGACGCTCAGTTCGACCAGCTCGTTCTTCGACAGGACGAGGACTTCTTCGTCGTCTTCCTTCTCGAAGCGGTACGAGTGCGGGATGAATCCAACGCTGACCGCGTTCAGCATTCCCTCTCGGAAGAGCTGCACGCACTGTTCGGCGAGCGGGTTCGCTGACGCGCTGCAGAAGCGGATCGTTCCGACAAGCGCGTCGCCTTCGATGCGGACGTTCTCGGCCTTGCCGATGGGCAGGCTTCGCGAGTCGTGCGCCCAGAGGACGACCGGGTTGCGCTTGTACGCCTTGAGGTCCCAGTCGAGCTCGACGCGTTCTCCGTGCCTGTCGATTCGCGGCGTCGACATGACGACGTCGACCGTACGGGCCTCTTCGTTGAAGGCCTTCATCTGCACGTCGAGCATGCAGTGAGCGAGCTCGGCGTCCGGCTGACGCTTGGTCTTGCGCGTCTCGGGCATGGCTACGTCGACCTCGTGCGTCGCGGGTTGTTCTGCGTGGCGTCGCTCGTCAGGATCTCGCGCGAGTCGAGCGCGGTCGTGAGGCGCGGGGCGTTACGCCGCCTGCCGCGTACGCGCCGCAGCCGCGGCAACGCGCTGGGCTCTGGCGGCGCTGCGCGCTTAGCTTCGTCTTGGCGAGTGGTCATTCCTCGGGCTCCGCCTCGGGCGTATCGTCCTCGTCAGGCTTCTCGCCTTCTCCGGAGGGCGACGTGTCGCCGCTTTCGTCTGCGTCGTCTTCCTCGGCATCGTCCTCGCTGCCGCCGATGACCTCTTCGTCCTCTTTCGGCTCGGGAATGCCCGCTTGCTCGTACGCCCATGCCGACGGAATGCGTAGGCCTGCGGCGCCGAGCTTCTCGACCGCCTCCGCGAAGGACTTGAGGTCGACCGGGTCTTGCGTGATGAACTCGAAGCGCGGCACTTCGACGTTCGTGCCGAAGTTCAGTCGGACCATCGGCGCGATGAGATCGCGCGTGATGTCCGCCGCGATCTGGCGCGCACGCGACTCCCGAAGGTCGCGGCGAACCGCGTCGTGGACCTTCGCTTGCGCGTAGCCGCTCGAGGCGCTCGCCTGCGTCGTCTCGGTCTGGCCCAGGACGGCCTTGCTCATCTCCTGAGCGAGGACGTTGCAGAGCTCGGCGTGCGTCGAGCGCCCGCTGTTCGAGCCCGCGGGCCACGTGATCTCGATCTCGGTCGAGTCGGGGATGACGGCGGTGAAGTCCGTCGTCATCCGGCGGATGATCGTCTCGAGGTCTTCGCGGTCTCGCGTGCCCGCGGTACCTTGCTTGTACTTGCCGATGCGCCACGGCTTCCACGCCATCTCGCCGGTCGAGAGCCAGTCGCCGATATCCCACCGACGCATGCAGCTCATCCAAACGAGCGGCCGCATCAGGCCCTCGCGGTTGAGAACGTCGCCGTTCACGCGCGGACACGAGACGATGAACTTGTTTGGGTGCTGGGCCGGAAGGTCCACTTCCGCCATCCCGTCGTCCGACA